ATCTCGTAGCGGCGGATGTCGAAATCCGAGGTATCCGCCGGCCAGAACAGCCTCACTTCGCTGGCGACCTCGTAGCCCGAGCAGGAAGCCGGCCCATCGGGCACGGTGTATTTTCCGGCGAGGGTGATGGTGCTGAATACCGCAGCGCTCTCGGCCACCAGGTTGAACGCGCGCACCTCTACGGTGTAGGCCACCAGCTCCTGCAGTTGCGGCGTGAGGATCGACAGCGAGGCCGTCTCAGCCGTGAACACGAGCCCCGCCGGGCCGCTGACCTTCACCCGGTAGCCGCCGATGTAGGGATCGGCCACGGCAGGCCACGCGATCGAGATCCGCGCGGCGTAGTCGCCGTTCTGGAGTTGGTAGACGCTCTCGGCCAGCGTGATCGAGGCCGGCGCATCCGGCACACCCGGCGCGGGCAGATCGGTGTCGCTGAAAGTCGGCCCGTTGGGCTCGGCATCGCTGTAGACCGCAGGGTCGTACTCATCCGCCGCGATGCGCCAGCGGCCCGGGCTGGTGGTCTCGGCCGACAGCACGCGCATCGGCTTGGCGGTCAGGCCGATATCGTGCGTAACGTCGATGCGGTCGCCGACGGCGATCTCCAAGCCCTCGTCGAAGATGTCCAGCGTGGCCGACAGGTCGCACAGCGCGTAGTGGTTGCACCGCTCCATCGCCTGGCGGTACGCCTGCGCGTAGGACTGGATGCCGGGGAGGTCGATGGTCTGCTCGCGCAACTCCTCGCCCGTGGGGTATGGCGTGCGGGCCGTGCCCTTGCGCCACTCATCCGCGCTCGTGTCCGTGTAGGTGACGGTGACCCGGTTGGGCAGCTGGTCCATGCCGCGTTTCACCGGGGCGATGGTCTGGATCAGCCCCGCCGTGATCGCGTGATCCGTCGCGCGGGCGGTCAGCGGCACCAGGCGCACCGCGTCCCCGCTCCAGTCGATCAGGCATCCGGCGTACTCGCGCAGCGTCTCGGCCCAGGTGTAGACGCTGGCCCGGCTGGTCATCGCCAGCCCGATCTCGCGCCGCTTGGCCCCGCTGGTCATGAGGTCGTCGCAGGCATCCGCCGCGTCCTCGACCGAGGCCCAGTCCATTGTGCGGCGCGTGTGGCGCTCGATGAAATCCGCCAAGCATAGCGCGGGGTTCGTGCTGTAGACCGTGGTCGTGGTGCGCGGGTCGTAGACCAGCCGCCCGCGAAGCTCCCCGATGATCGACTTGCCGAGCTGGTCCGCGTTGGTGATCGTCAGCACGCTGTAGGCGATGCCCGCCAGCGTGTCGGCGTAGCCGGGGATGGCAGCGGCGAGCGCCGCGTTCGCGGTCTGCCCCGTGGTGCCGAGGTAGTGCGTGGCGGTGCCGGTGAATGCGGCGCTCTCGATGCGGATCGAATCGACCGCCTGAATCTCGCCCTTGCCCCACACGCACAGCATCAGCAGGGAGGAGCCGGACTTCAGCACCGTGGCCACGCGCGCAGGGACACGGACGCGCCCGTACAGCTCGGGGATGATCGACCCCTCGCCGGCCAGCGCCTGCCGGTACTCTCGGGGCGCGACGGACTGGATAGTGGCGCGGCTCGGGTAGGTCGCGCGCATGACCTTGCCGCGGTAGTCAACCAGCGGTTTACTACTCGCGCTCGGCGCGCCGGGGAAGCTCGGGTAATCAGCTGCCATCGGAGAGGCGACCGATCAGCGTGCTGGTGACCTTCCAGTACAGCCCGCCCGCCGGCTCGACGGTGGGCTTGCTGGCGAAATAGGCGTTGTACGTGTCGCCCCGCCAGGTCACCTCGACCTGTGCGGTGCGGTTCGAGCCGTAGAACGTCTCGATGGTCTGCGCGTCGGCCTCGAGCAGGAAATCATGCACGAGCGTCAGGTCGTAGACCTCGCCCGTCGAGACCACGCGCCCGCGCACGGTGCCGTCGCTGGCGACATCCATCGCAAGCGCCGACCGCGGCGTCACGCGCGAGGCGGTGCTGTATTCCGTGTTGGGGTATGCCGCCATTATCCCGCGTCCGCCTCGAGGTAGATGGTATTGGCGCCCCAGGCTATGGGCGTGCCGGGCGGCGTCAGGTGGTTGAATGTCGGCGGCGCGATGAAGTCGGTGGGCACCATCACGCCGCGGCTCTGGGCAATGGCGCTGAGCACCACGCGCGGGCCGAGGGCGGCCTCGTCAACCATCCCGTCGAACAGCGCCACGGCATCGCTGCCGTAGATCTGCCACACGGCGCAGGTGACGCGGTGCAGCTGGTTGCCCAGCACCAGCGCGCTGATGCTGTTGTCGTGGTTGCGCAGGCTGATCCGCGCGTCCGTCGCAGAGATCGCCAGCACCTCCGCGCCCGCTGCGGTCCATACCAGCGAGTCCCACGTCAGCGTGCTGGTCGTCGAGTAGCGCAGCGGGATCGGGAAGCCCAGCGCGATCAGGTAGCCGGGCGCGGTGACGGGCTGCGTGATGGCCGTGCCGAGACTGCCGGGCAGTGTGCGAGGCATCAGCCCACCTCGCTCGTGGCCAGCGTCACGTTGATCGACCCGGGCAGGTACGAGACCCACCCCGCGAAGTTGTTCGCCGCACCGGCGAGCGTGTCGGCCGCGGCCTGCTGTTTCACGAACACCGCCTCGAGCTGCGTCACCATCTTCGCGGATGCCGCGTCCAGCGAGGTCTGGATGGCGTTGGCGACCGTGCCCGCCTCGTTGGCCTTGTCGGCGCTCACGCTTGACAGCAGCACGTTCAGTCGCGCATCCGCATCGGCCTGCACCTGGTCGAGGAACCCGATGATGTCCTGCCCGTTGGCCGCCTTGCCCTGGTCGTCCAGCAGCCCATACGAGCGACCCGCCAGCGCGTCGATCTGTTTCAGCGTGTCGATGATCGCCCCGGCGTCGGTCAGGCTGCCGATGGAAGCGGCCAGCGTCTCGATCTGCTGCTCGAAGTACGAGTAGCGCTGCCCGTTGTCGCTCATCAGGTCGAGGCGGATGCCCTCGATCGTGTTCGAGAATATCCCGTCGATCTGCTGCAGCGCGCCCATCACCTGGCCGATCAGCGCGATCTCGGTCTGGTAGCGTTGCGCCACCATGCTGGTCAGCTGCGCGTAGTCCTCGGCGTCGGCAAGCTCCGTCGAGAACTTGACGATGGCATCGCCCTGCTGCGACCACAGATCGTACAGGGAGCGGTTCGCGGCCTCGATCTGCTGCTGCACCGCGCCGATGGTATCGGTCTCGAGCAGCGCCTTGAGCGTGTCCGTGCTGGCCTTGTAGATGCCCTGGATCTCGGCGATCTGCGCAAACTGCGCCAGCATCTCCTCGGCCGTGCCGCCGATTCTGGAAATGAACGGGCGAATCTGCGCATCGAAGCTGTCGGCGGTGGCATCCAGCCAGGCGCGCACGAATTGATCCGGGGCATTCTTGAGCGCGGAAGCGTCGAGCTTGTCGAGCCGGCCCGCCACGCCGAACGCATCGCCCACACCTTGCCCGTCCACGCGCAGCGACTTGCCGCCGAGGGTCTTGCCGCTGAGGTTGACCTGCACACCCATCGCCGCAGCGATCTGCGTCAACGCGCTATCCATGCTGCCAAACGCCTGCAGCATCTCCTTCGCGTCTTCGGTGCTCGTGCGATTCGCGATGGCCGACAGCGTGAGACCGGACGCGCCAGTCATGGTGTCCACGATCGAGTTGTAGCCGGTGCCGGTCGTGACGCCGAGGGCGCCCCACTTGGCTTGCTTGTCGCCAATGAGGCTTGAAATGGCCGAGTCGACGATGCCGCCGAGCGCCGCGCCGAGCGCCGTGGTCAGCGGGTTGCCCGCGCCGAAGATCGCCCCCGCCACGCCGCCGATCGTCGCCCCGTAGCCGCTGCCCTCGCTGCCGAACAGCTTCTCGCCTGCCCAGTTGCCGGCGTAGCCGCCCGCGAAGCCTGCGCCGAGGTTCAGCCCCGCGCCGACCGCGAGGCCGGCTGGGCCGGTGAATCCCAGCTGTGCGCCCACGCCCTGCATGCCGAGCTTCGCCAGTCCGACCGGACCCATCGACGCACCGATGCCGGTGCTGCCGCCGAGGCCCAGCCAGCTGCCGATCTTCGACAGCGTGCCCGCGCCGCCGATCGCGCTCGTGGCCGCACTGGCCGCGCCCGATGCGCCGCCGAGGCCGACAGCCAGCAGGATGCGATTCGCGGCCGCCGTGGCGATCATCTCGGCGATCATCTGCTTGAAGAAGTCGAGCAGCGTGTCGAACGATGCCTTGCCGTCGCGGATCATGGCGACGAAGAAGTCGCCGACCCCATCGCGCACCCGCTCGATCGCGCGGTTGTACGCCGTCTGCATCGCCTCGGCGGATTTCGTGGCCTCGGCTGCGGCGGTTTTCTGCGCCTCCTCGGCAACCTTCAACGCTTCCTGCATGTCGTACTGCTGGGCCACGAGCTTCGCGTACTCCTCGCGCTGGTGCGGCAGGAGCTTTTGCGCTGCGTCACTGCGCAGGGCGTTCTCGATGGCGAGCGTGCGGTTCATCGCCGCCGTGGCGACCTCGCCCTTCTTGACCGCTTCCACCTGGCGCTGCAGCGCATCCACCTGCGCCCGCGTGGTGCCGAGGGTTTTGGTG